CAATAGAGCCAAAGGTAGACGAACCTACATATCACATGCCCGTAGAGGTCAGAGACTGGATAGAACGCACCACAAGCATGATGAACCACCAAAAGGGTGAAATCGCAAGACTCAAGCAAGAGAACAAAGAGCTCAAAGCATATAAAGCATGGGCAACCCATAGGATTTTACGCAGTGACCAGGAGGAGTGATGAATAAAAATGTTTCATCCGAAATAGAAAAGGGAATCACCGAGATCGATACGATCATGAACGGGGCCATGCAAGACGCAGTAACGTATGGCGTTGGATTAGTGAGAATTACAACAAGCTCGGACGGCATGATTATTGGACGGGTAACACTAGAGGAGTATCCAATTCTCAAAGAATGGATTGATACGATACTGGAATCGGACCCACAATTCACAAAACCATGATCTGAAGTTACACTATGCCCGATGCGCTGAAAAGATCGCGCGAAAAGGGCATAGATTATGACCACACAGAAAGACAAAATACCATTACCAACAGGTAGACCAAGTACATATGATCCAGTAATCGCACGAAAGATGTGCGAACAACTGTCAGATGGAATCCCATTAAGACAAATATGCAGACAAGAGGGATTCCCCGCATGGAGAACTGTGTACGATTGGATGAGAAAAGACGCAGACCTTTCCACAGCAATCGCATGTGCGCGTGAAATTGGTCAGGACGCTATAGCAGAGGATATTTACCAGCTAATTGAGCAGCCGCCAGAGCGTATAGAAGATGAAAAAGGCTACAGCCGCATTGATAATGGTCATGTGCAATGGGTAAAGATGCAAAGCGAGATTAAGCTAAAGCTTTTGGCTAAATGGAATCCCAAGCGCTATGGCGATCGCGTAACTCACTCTGGTGATGATCAAAACCCAGTGGTTGTCGAGCAAAACGTCTCAGTGTTTGGTGAGCTCCTCAAGGCCCTGAAGATGGCGCGCCAGGCGGAATGAGTGCATTAACTGCCGTACTGGATGATGAGGAGGCTCTGAAAGAAGAGTTCATTAAGCTCACTCCAGTGCAGCAGGCGGTCGTTAACTGGCAGATCAAATGGTATAAGACCGCGCACAAGCACCAGATTGAGCCCTTAGGTTCATGGAATATATGGCTAATGCTTGCGGGCCGAGGAAGCGGTAAGACTCGAGCTGCCGCGGAAACGCTTTCCATGTGGGCATGGGAACAACCCGCAACAAGATGGCTGGTCGCCGCCCCCACTAGTGGTGACATCCGCGGCACCTGCTTTGAGGGTGATTCAGGGCTACTGTCGGTCATCCCGCCAATACTTGTATCCGACTATAACAAATCATTGCACGAGATAAAGCTGACCAATGGAAGCTTCATCAAAGGCATCCCAGCCTCAGAAAGCGATCGTTACCGCGGCGGACAATGGCATGGTGCATGGCTTGATGAGTTGGCTGCGTGGGACTACATCCAAGACTCGTGGGATCAAATCCAGTTTGCCGTTCGGTTAGGTAAACACACGCGCATCATTGTGACCACCACGCCCCGACCCAAGCCCCTAATCATGGATTTGGTTTCCAGAGAAGGTGACGACGTAGTCATTACTAAGGCGTCGACTTACTCTAATATAGCCAACCTCGCGCCATCATTCCAAAAGCAGATCCTGCAGTACGAGTCGACCAGGCTCGGCGATCAAGAGATCCATGGGCTGATCATCGATGCCGAGCAATACGGCATTGTGAAGCGCGACTGGTTTAGGTTGTGGCCCAACTCCAAGCCATTCCCCAAGCTCGAGTTCATCATCCAGAGCTATGACTGTGCCACGTCAGACAAGACGATCAATGATCCCACTGGAAGCATTTCCATGGCTTGCTTCAAGCCCGAGGATGGCGGTATGTCCGTCATGATCTTGGATTGCTGGCAAGAGCACTTGCAATACCCTGACTTGCGCCCAAAGGTAATCAATGAGTATGAGGTGGTGTATGGCGAGGGTAAGACACGCAAGCTTGTGGATCTGATCTTGGTTGAAGACAAGAGCGCAGGGATCTCGCTCATCCAAGACTTGCAGCGCGCGCACCTACCAGTGCATGCCTATAACCCCGGCAAAGCGGACAAGCTACAGCGCTTGTCGATCGTGGCAAACATCATCAAGGCGGGGCGCGTCTGGGTGCCAGAGAGCTCGAACCGCCCAGGCTTCGTGCGTGACTGGGCTGAAGGGATGGTGAGCCAGATCTGTGCCTTTCCTGAGACAACGCATGACGAGTTCGTGGATTGCATCAGCCAAGGGCTGCGATACCTGCGCGATGCTGGGTGGATATCGATCGACGCACCACCGCGCGAAGAGATTGAGCAAGAGGATATTACGGACGCTGAGATCTTTAACTCGAGGGCTCGCGTCAACCCTTATGCTGTTTAACTTGGAAACGTTTCCACTTCAAAGAGATTGGAAACGTTTCCACTTTGGAGGCAATGATGAGCAACGAGGTCTTATTCAATGGTGTCTACAATGGAAGTGTCCAAATGGTTAGGAACATCGACGGGGTCAGGATCACCACGGGAGCCGATCGGTTTGAGATCAACGTGCTGCCTCACACGGAAATCTGGGAGCAAACCGTTGTCCAGCAACTCAGGATATGGGTTAGAGATCGCAAAGCCAAAGAGGACTTGCGTGAGCCTAGCAATCTGCCAGGGTGATGGTCGTTGCGACGATTGTAAATGGATAGGATAATGACAAGATGAAAAAGCCAAACCAGCACTTTATGCAAAAGAAAGCCGATGGTGGCAACGTACAAGGACAGACCATGGATCAACCATTGTTATCGCAATATCGCATGGAAGTCGCAAAGCATGCCAACCCTGATGTGATGGATGACATCGGCGTGGAAGAAGCCTTGGATATGCATCCAAAGGTATTCATGAATCCCAATGCGAGCAAGTCAGGCATGCCAGATGTTGGTGGCGTGGCTACTTCGGGTGGATTGCCTATTGGTGGCGTAGATCAAAACGCACAACAGCCTGGTCAACAGTTGACAGCTCCGCCCCCAACTCAGGGTGGATTACCAACACAGCAGCCGCAACAAGGTCAGCAGCCACAAGCTGGTGAACCGATTGCACCTGCACCACAGATCATGCCGGGTGGAGCTCCAACTGGAGCCACGGGCGGAGCACCAACGGGCGCACCGCCTAACTTGTTGTCAATGACGCCACAGGGTCAGAAGATGCAAGCAATGGGGTTGTCTTCACCATTGGCACCATCGAACGCGCCTGCAGGCATGGCTAAGGGTGGTGCAGTTGAAGATGAGTCAACGCGGATTACGATTCCTGCTGAAGGCTTCGGTGGCGTCAAAGGAATTACGGTTCCGCGGCACATGTGGGAAGGTAAGACATATGGCGGGACTGGCCCGAAGCAGGGCAAGAAAGTCGAAGGCATGCGTGATCTAAATGAAGCGCGCGCAGAAGTGTATGGCGGTGAGCACCGCCCCCCACTGACTATCGGTCAGGTTGGATCGCTGCACAAGAAGATCCTAAATCATCATTTTGGTTTGCCCATCCACGAACAGACCGCAAACGAAGAGGCTGCATTAGAGCGCCTGCGCAAGGCAAAGCATATTGGCTCAAACGCTGACACGTTAGATACCAGTGAGAAGCTTGATACGGTCAAGCACGAACACGACGAAGAAGGTAGAACCTACGAAGGGTTTGCGTCAAAAGGCGTTGCTGGGCATTCGTTGTATACGTCTGGGCATGGAAACGATTCCAAGCATCATGCAATTAATACCTGCCCAGGCGCTACAGTCGGGTGCTCGGGTGGTGTGGATAAGAATGGAATCGTTGACACAAGCAAAGGTACTTGTTTCGCACCCAATGCAGAGCAACAGTATGTGAATGCCGCGGTACGGCGCGCAGCACATGAGCAAGCCAAGCATGATCCCAAGATGACCGAGGATTGGATTTTGGCGCACACAGGATCATTGCGTAAGGTATCGAATGATTTAGATAAGAAAAACATCAGGACATTGTTTCGCCCCAATGTGGTGGACGAGACAGACGTATCATCGCGCCATGTAATTAAAGGATTGAATGATCAGCGTAAAGCCGAGGGTAAGCCCATCATTGTGGCAAACTCATACGGCAAGACCAATGAGTTGCATGATCCTGAGAATGGGTACTATGTGACGCATTCCAACATTGGGCCAAAGACTAAACAAGGCAAGTCGATCAGTGAGAACATCGACCGCGATAAGCAGCGCGTACGATCAACCATTACCGCACAGAATGCTTCTGGAAAAGACTTTGTAAACGAGCAAGGAAACAAAACGCCGCCCAAGGGTTCGTACATGGTGACCAACGTGCGCCGCGATTCGCCTGAAGATGAGGCAATGCAGAAGCACATCAAATATGCCAAGTATTGGTCTACAGGTCGCCCAGTGGAAGAGCTCAGTAAAGAAGAGAAGGCTGAGGGCGACGAAGCGCATTATGGTGCCGATCATGAGCCGACGACAAAAGCAAAAGGTCACTATGGTCATCGCGTACATAAAGGGCAACGATACGAATACCAGAAGCAACACATTTTGCATCCACGCTTAGTGAATGTGCCTGAGCGCAAACTGAACAAAGAGACTGGTGAAACTGAAACTGTTGAGCACATGATCCCAACGGATTCACGGTTTAAAGACGAGGATTTCTTACCTAAAGACAGGTTTGTCACGCGCAACGGTAAGATGGCTGGTGCGATATTGATGACTACACCTACAAAATCAACGCCAATATTCCAACATCACACGTCTTTCACTCACCATGTTGGCCCTGAGCAGATAGCTCACGCCAAGAAAAATAAAGGCGAGTATGAGATTGACGCACCTGAAGCCCAGGTTGCTGCTGCTGGTAAAGAATACGTACCACCAGAGCCAATCAAGATCGTGCGTAAAGCCGATGGTGGATCGATCTATCACCATCATTTAAGTGAAGATCACATGGCATTCCCCGAGCAAAGTTTCCATGCGCAAGAGCACAACGCGCATAAGATTGGAATCGAATCCATCGAAGATATGCCTGAGCATGTGATTAAGAAACACTACAAATCGCACATAACAGAATATCCTGCGTACAAACCCCCAACGACTGTGGATACGATGCGCATTGAATTGATGTCAAAAGGAAAGGGTAAATAATGGCAGACGATCTCGATATCCAAGAACAAGAAGATGGGTCTGCGCTGGTGGACATGCCGGACATTGAAACGGAAGAGCAGCCAGACGGGTCGGCTATTGTTGAGTTGGATGATGGGCCTGAATTCAATCCCGAGTTCTACGACAACCTGGCTGATACGGTGGATCTCAACACCATGTCAGACATGGTTGTGCGCTATCTTGATTTATTAGAGAGCGACAAAGAAGCGCGCGAGCTGCGCGATAAGCAGTATGAAGAGGGCATTAAACGTACTGGCATGGGAAATGATGCGCCTGGTGGTGCAACCTTTATGGGTGCGTCAAAGGTAGTCCATCCTGCTATGGCTGAAGGTTGCGTAGATTTTGCGGCAAGAGCAATTAAAGAGCTTTTTCCACCCGATGGGCCAGTTAAGTCAAAGATCATTGGTAAACAAGACGATCAAAAAGTAGCAATCGCTGAACGTAAAACAGAATTTTTAAATTGGCAGATTACTGAACAGATTGAAGAGTTTAGGGACGAAGAAGAGCAACTTCTAACCCAGTTGCCTCTAGGCGGCTCGCAGTACATGAAGCTTTGGTATGACGAGAACAAGAAGCGCCCATGCATTGAGTTTTTGCCAATTGACCGGGTAATTTTGCCGTTTGCTGCAACCAATTTCTACACGGCTCAACGCGCAGCTGAGATCCACGAGATTACCGAATATGAGTTTGATCGTCGAATTAAGTCTGGGATGTACCGTGATATCAACTACATCCATGCAACGGAATCACTAAACGAAGGCAAGGTCGCAAAGGCGAACAACAAGATTGAGGGTAAAGTCTTTGAAGACAACAAAGATGGAATCCGTACCGTTTATCACATCTACACTTGGCTCGAGTTAGAAGAGGACAAAAAGACTCGCGGAAAAAGCGCCCCCTATATCTTGATGATTGACGTATTAGATCGGGAAGTAGTTGGGTTGTACCGCAATTGGGAAGAGCATGATGAAACCATGACCAAACTTGATTGGGTTGTGGAATTTAAATTTATCCCTTGGCGAGGTGCGTATGCAATTGGTCTACCTCACTTGATCGGTGGTTTGTCTGCCGCTCTTACTGGTTCTTTGCGCGCTTTATTGGATAGTGCTCATATCAATAACGCCGCTACTATGCTTAAGCTCAAGGGTGCAAAGATATCTGGGCAATCGCAACAAGTTGATGTCACCCAAATTGTAGAGATCGAAGGCGCGCCTGGCGTACAAGATATTCGCCAGATTGCAATGCCTATGCCTTTTAATCCACCAAGCCAAGTGCTATTTGAGCTCTTAGGCTTCTTGGATAAGGCTACAAAGAGCGTTGTGACCACTGCTGAAGAGAAGATAGCAGACGTGTCGGCAAACTCGCCTGTAGGCACCACACAGGCTTTAATTGAGCAGGGTTCGCAAGTTTATTCATCTATCCATGCGCGCCTGCATGCAAGCCAAGCTCGAGTATTAAAAATTCTTTGTCGTTTGAATCGTTGGTATTTTGACGATATGCAAAAAAACGACGTTGTGACAAATTTAGAAGTCACGCGTGAAGACTTTGCAAAGAACACGGATGTGGAACCAGTATCTGATCCCCACATTTTTTCTGAGACGCAGCGCATGGCGCAATCTCAGGCAGTGTTGCAGTTGGCAACACAGTTCCCTGATCAGTTCAAGATGGGCAAAGTCATCTCAAGATTGCTTAAGCAAATGAAGGTGCCTAACATCAACGACATCATGAATGACGTACCAGCGCCAGAGCAACGCACGTCCGCGGATGAAAACGCTGCCATGTTGATTGGTCAAGCAGCGTATGCATATATCCAACAAGATCAAATTGCGCACATTCAAGATCATTTGCAATTTGCGATGAATCCATTCTTAGGGCAATCGCCATTTGCAGATCCTAACTACTTGAACAATTTGATTGAGCATTTGAAGCAACACATGACGTTGTGGTACTTGAACCGTTCTAATGGATACGTTGAAGATGCGACTGGCAAACCGATTGATGACTACGACAATCCGAATTACACGCCGGAGATTGATAAAGTATTTACGACCGTTGGCGCGCACGTAATGATGGATGTGAATGAAGTCTTTGGTTCATTTGCACCATCGTTCCAAAAACTTATTCAAATGGCACAACAACGTAGCCAGCCTCAGCCACCACCTATGCCACCAGAAGCCCAAGTGGTATTGCAAACAAGTCAGGCTGAAACACAACGTAAAGCACAGAAAGATCAAGCAGATGTGCAATTGGCTCAAGCAAAATTGGAAACGGATTCCAAAAAATCTTTGGTTGATAACCAAACCAAAATTGCTATTGAGAATGCAAAGTTAACGCATGAGACGATCCAGCAGATTGCTCAAGCTCAACCACAGGTTCCACCTGTAAACCCCGCGGCACCTGCCGCACCACA